GGGGCATGATTATGAACGGGGGCATCTCTCTTTTTGGGACGTTTTGTTTTTTTAGTCGTGGGAGGTTTGGAAGGATCGTGTTTCTCACAAAATGTCTCACCTTCGATACATTTATTGCGACACGGATTACCCCTTATATTGATTCCCGTACACGCAGGTCTCTTCACTCTTGGAGGCTTTGGCTGTTTAGCGGGTTTGGGAGGACGTGCATGGACTTTACACGTCTGCAAACCTTCTGCGCAAAACTTTTTACACTGCTCCCCCTTAGCCGTTTGACACGGGCATCTGATTTTCTCGACCTTTACTTTTGAAACTTTTCCCTTTTTCTTGAGTTCGCTAATCTCCCCTCGCAACTTATCGTTCTCGTTGGCAATATCTTGAAACATCTTTCGCAGTTCATCAGCAAATAAATTATCCTTGATATATTCATCTAATTGGGCCATGGGAGATATACACGGTACACAGAATTCCATTTTTACTTGATAAAAATACAAACATCGTCGCAACTTAGGTGAATTTTATTTCTATGAGAATATTAGAATGGTGTCGATCCACGATATACCTAAAAAAGTTCAATACATAGTGGTTGATTCCAACTATGTAAATGGAACTAATAATACATTTTCGTTAGATCTATCGCTGACGTCTAATACACACGTGGAAGATTTCAGTCGTGTGTTAGGTGTAAAGATGGTAGATTTTTACATAACACAGGTTGGAGCCACAACGACTTCACTAAACACTAACATAGCAAAACATGTGGATGTTTTGTGTCCAAATATACCTCAAGTTGCGCAAATGCTCGATGAACGCCACGGACATATTTTTGCACGTGTACCTTTGGAGAGACACTTTAACGGAACGGATGGTATTGTTTTACGAGATAAACAATGGAAAAGCTTCAACAGAAAAACAAATTATTTCAACCCCATGTCTATACAAAAATTAGACTTTGAAATATTCGAAGAACAGGATGACGGGGATTATGTAAAACTAAACCCAGCTACGAAGTGGCACATGATATTAGAAGTCACAACCGTTGACCATAAAGAAACACCCATTTCCAAAGAAACACAGATTTTAGAAGCTATACACGCTCTCATAGGTAAGATTGAAAAATTACATCAGAGCGTGGAAAGACTTCCGACTAAAGAAGAAGCTGAAAAGATTATAAAGGAAACTGAGAAAAAACGTAAAAAGATATCATTTAATTATATTTTATTGGCACTCGCAGCTCTAGTAGGTGGTTATATTTACTACGTGAATAAGATCAAAATGGTTCCAGGGATTATGTGATATAATAATCTATGTGCATATCCGGACGACCTATATAATTTGGATAATCGAGCCCTTTGATTGGGAAAGGTTCAGTCTCAGGTTCTATAGTATCTACCAAATCCCTGCGAATATACGTTACTTCAAATACCATAGGAAAATTATTATCTATCCAAGGAACCAAGGGATAATTATTTCCATGAACATGCACACATACGAAATATTTATTTAAATGTTGATAAAGTTCATCTATCTTTTTATCGTATGATAGAAGATTTCCAAATAAATGAAACTCTATGATCATCTGTGAAAAATTTTTAAGATATTTAGATGCTATGAGCGAATCCCATTCAGCTCCCTCTACATCTATCTGTGCAAATAAATTAGTATTTTCAGTGTGTCCATTGTTTTCTATATGTGCATCGATAGTATCTAAATTTTCTTCCTTTTTAGACGAAACACCCTCTCTATAAAAGTGTACATATTTAGGTTTATCAGTTATCTCTTTTATAGTGTGATCATAAACATAACATGGCTTTTTGTATTTTTCGTAAAAGGTTTTTTCAAATTCAATTTCATCGTTTGAACCATAACTATACAAAGCGTCATATTCTTTTATATCTATAGCTACGTATCCACCATCCCCATGTGGTCCAAATCTAACTTTTTTCAAATTTGTTTTAAAAGGTTTAAAATACGTTTTGAGACGTTTGCAAATATCCACATAAAGTTGTGTGGGATGCATATATGTAATGCTGTTAGATCTTTTAAGTTAATTATCTGAAAATATCTGGTAAAGATGCTATAAGTTCTGGTGGTGAAGGTGTTAATTTAAATTTGCCGTTATGTGATAATTTTTCTTTCATGTACGTTTCAGTCATATTTTCGTCTACGTCGTCGTCATTACAATGGGAAAAATTGTGAATTTTATTAGATACAAAATCTACATCACCGAACGAGGTGAAGTGCCATCCACCATATTCTACATGTGGAAATTTCCATCTATTATCTCTAAAATATTGAGGAGTTTTATCAACTACGTTTTTCTTTGTAGATATAACAGTTCCGAACCATTTTTCAAATGTTTGAAAATATTCGATAGAATAATTAAATGTAACCATGTGCAAACTTATAGTGTCCAACGATTTAGGAAGTTTTCTAACGATTTCGATTTTAGGAACTTCATCTACATCTGAAATCATAACAATATCTTCGATTGAAAGTTCTGTAAGTCCTCTTGTTATACAATTTCTTTGATAACTCTCCCGTACCCAAGGATTTTTATCATCTGGGTTATCTTCAACAATTATGTGTATAATTTTATCTTTCCATTCATCAAAATCTTTCTTATTTTGTTCATAAAATAATTCTTTAGAATTACCTCTAAATGTTTTTGTAGATTCTACTAGTACAAATTTATCTACCACGGGAGAAAGATATTTTAATCTTTTTTTCAAAATGTCAAGTTCATTATAAAATATAAAACAATCCACAATCATTATAAAATATGATGTGTTTACCTTTAATCAGTTTAAGGATAGGAGGTAAGTATATTCATGTGTGGAATTCTAGCTTTATACGGGGAAGAAGTTGAGGTCCCCGTAGATTTACTGACACATAGGGGTCCAGATGATTATAAGTCGGATGTTATGGGTAAATGTCGTATGGATTTTTATAGGCTTTCTATAAAGGATTTATCTAAAAATGGTATGCAACCTTTTAGACATAACAAATCCATGCTAGTATGTAATGGGGAAATATACAATTATAATGATTTTACAACAGGTGATGAAAAGAGTGAGAGTGATTGTGAAGTTCTGTTACCTATGATCGAATCAGTTGGAATAATTAGAACCGTTGATATGATGCAAGGGGATTTTGCATTCGTCTATACGAATGGAAAGCGTGTCATGGCCGCTAGAGATCCCGTAGGTGTAAGGCCTCTGTTTTACACTCGATATGATAAAGGATCTATAGCTTTCGCGAGTGAGGTCAAAGCTCTGAAGTTTTTACAATCGACAATACATGTATTTCCACCTGGATATATCTACGATTCGTATGTGGATAGTTTTATTTGCTATTACAATACATATTGGCACGTGTATAAATATCTCTCCACAGATTCTACCCAAATCGTAAAAGAAACTCTAGAATCAGCTTTACATAAAAGATTGGAACACTCTGATCGTGATGTAGGATTTTTACTTTCTGGTGGTTTGGATAGTAGTCTCATAGCATCGATTGCGTCTGAAAAACTTGGAAAAATTAAAACATTTTCAATTGGTCTACACGATAGTCCAGATCTTGAATCTGCGAGAATAGTGGCGAAACATATAGGCTCCGACCATACAGAAGTCGTTTTCACGCTTGATGATGGTATTAAATACATGTCGGATGTTATTCGTTCTCTAGAATCATACGATACGACTACCGTTAGGGCGAGTATACCTATGTGGATTTTATGTAAATATATAAAAGAGAATACAAATTGTAGGTATATATTTTCCGGTGAAGGTGCGGATGAAATATTAGGAGGGTATTTATACTTTCACAACGCCCCGGATGTTGAAGAGTTTGCTCACGAAAACATGAGACGCCTAAAGCTAATTCACCAATTCGATGGACTTCGAGCGGATCGCTGTGCCGGTGCCCACGGTCTCGATCTCATCGTCCCATTTTTGGATAAAGAATTTATAGAAGTTTGTATGTCCATGAATCAAAAACTAAAAATACACAAATTAGAAAAACATATTTTGAGAAAGGCTTTTACAGGATATCTTCCAGATAAAATTTTATGGAGACGTAAAGATGGTATGAGTGATGCGGTTGGAAGTAGGTGGGTTAATCATGTTAAAACACATTCACAACAGGTCATCACTGATGAAATGTTTAATAAAGCGCGCATTTTATCAAAGGACTACAACACACCACTAACGAAAGAAGAAGCTCTTTATAGAATCATTTTTTGGGATCATTACGGAGACCATCATAACCATCTCATAAGTGAAATATGGAGACCGAAATGGACAAAGATAACAGATCCGAGTGCGAGACTCTTAATGTAATAATTTAATAAATCAACTCTAATATAGAAATGGTTCCCGGTTGAGTGTCGGGATATTCATATCCATATTAGGGTTTATAACCCGATATTAGTATTTTATTTAAACTCCGGTTAACGCCTTCTTCTTAGCTGGGGTGTTGGCAACCTTCTTAGCCGCAGGTTTGGCCGCAGGTTTGTCATCCGACTTGGCTGCGGGGGCAGCACTCGCACCGGGTGGGCCCTGGGGCCCGGAAGGACCACGGGGTCCCGGGGGGCCGGGGGGGCCTGGGGCGCCACGGGCACCTTCCATCGCGGAAGAACCACCTAATTCCGACGCATCGAGAACCTTTAAGAGAAGGTTACAGAGACGCCTTTTATCGATGTTGAGAATTTTCATTTCCTGTTCGATCTCATCACGTAAAGAATCCATTGCTATATATATAAAAGTAAGATTATCTTTATACTAAATGTTATTCATTGGTTCATCCCTAAAAAGTGGGATAGGTCAACATGCGAATAAATATACCAAAATTTTTCCAGATGCTTCGTATTTCACAATAGGGAGTAAAATACCCGAAGATGAATACGGCCTGATATTTTTACTACCTTTACGAGAACATATAGAATACGCCAAGTATGCAAAAACGCGTGTAAAGCATTTAGCTTGTATGACCGTTTGTGAAACTACCACGGTACACGAAGATTATGGGATGATCATGGAAGAATTTGATCGTGTAGCGGTACCCAGTGAATTCTGTAAATCCGTCCTGTCTCGACAATTTCCAAAAAATGACTTTTATGTCATTCACGCACATATACCCAAACCACGAGAGAAACCTTATGTATTTTATCATATAGGCAACATCATGGACGATCGTAAAAATTTCAAACAAATTTTACAAGCGTTTGTTCGTCTAAATGAACCTAACACTCGTTTAGTTGTCAAAGCTACGTGTAATCAAGATGTAGATATTCGACTTCCCAGGGTTGAAGTCATAAACAATATGCTAGATAGTCATGAAATGGATGATTTACATAGAAGGTGTGATTGCTATGTAAACTTTTCCAAATCTGAAGGTGTTGGAATGGGGGCCATAGAAGCGGCGATTCGGGATAAGCCTGTCATCTTAACAGATTTTGGAGGACCTTCTGAATATATTAAATCACCTTACATGATTAATTGTGAACTTCAAGAATTGGAGAATGACGATTTCCTATTTCAAAAAGGAATGATTTGGGGTAAACCCAATTTCGATCAACTCTTGGAGTTCATGAAACACGCGTACGAGAACAAGGTATATACTATGGATCACATCTTTACTAAACAGGTTGTAAATCGTGAAAACGTTTTAAGAGAATTCTTCGTAAATGTAATTGGTGATGAGAACGACGATACCGGTGAGGAGAGCACCTGAACCTATAGATCCCTTTTGGGAGATTAACATGGAATTGATATCATCTATGAAGCTTATACCCGTAGGTTTCTTCATAAGATCTGGCAATACCTTCGCGATGACTATATAAACGATCATAGATATGATAACTGGTTTAAGTGTGTCCTGATCAAACATTTTATATTAAACGACTATTTTTTTACCAAGACTTACACCACTCTCGGATATTCCATGTTTTTTACAATACCCACCACACACCGCCTTAAAACTACACGGCTTACCCTTCAGAGTTGTAGCCCTACATGTGTGATTTGTGTGCTTTTGAACAACCTCTTGCTTAGGAGCCTCTTCCAAAAAAACGATGGACCTGGCATGCCTTTTTTGTTCATGATTAGTATAATTTCGCTTTAAATTTACAAGCGCTCGAGCCAACCGCTCAGACTTTTCGGTTGGCTCGATCACTCTACAGATGTTCATTGCGTGTTGCTCCATTTTTTGTTATTTTAATAATTTTGTTGATTGACTTAGGTATCATTTTGATTAGCTTCATTTTCTTCCTGTTCCACCGCGGCTGCTTGAAGCTCCTCTTTATTATAAAAAAGACACACCCTTTTTTTACCCTTAACGTATTCGTCTATGTTGGGAGTCTCTTCATAACCTGCGGTGTGATACTGTTCAAAATTAAGTTCTTCTACAAGCTCATCTAAACCTTTACACGCTTCGCCATACCTAGTAAATCTTTCGGCCGCTGTGGGTGGTGTAGTCAGCGACCATCCAGATTCATCCGGTTCACGAACTATCTTTTTTTCTATCTGACGACATGCATGCAATGTACCATTCGAAAATGCGTCTTCGGGTGTCTCTCCACCAATGACAAAGTCTGCCAAACGTGGATCTGAATCATCGTGCATAAATATTAGTTCCTCCTCATCAGGTTCGCCGCCCGCAATTTCTATACAACTCTGCGCCTGGCTCATGAAGCCGTCCAGTTTTTCGCGGTTTTCCCATGGAGCGGGTTCATTATCATCACCATTTTCAATAGCATTCTTTATCCACGTAAAAGTATTTTTTAATACTTCGGTGTAAGGTGTCATTTGGTCGTAAACATGGGTTTTCATATCTTCGGGAACTCCTCCTACTTCTTTTTTTAATTTCGCCAGTGATATTTTATCATAACCCTCCTTATCATAACATAAAGCTTCCCTAACTTCTTTTACGAGCTTTTTGATATCTTTAGCTTCAATTGTATTTGTTTCAGTTTTACAAAATTGCTTGTGTATCTTATCGATTAACATATCAATTTCCGTGTATAAATTAATAAGTAACTTTCTGCTCACAGGATCTTCTTCTTTGTCAAATTCCGCTTTTACAAATTCATCCCTTTCCTGTTGTAACAACAACTTGAATTCAGCGCAAGGGATGGGTTCTTCTATTTTTTCTAACTCAGCCATTATGCCTAATTCTTCTGAATGCGCTGCTTGGCATAAAGGTTTTCGTAAACTTTCTACAGCTTTACTATGCACGCGTCCTATGGCATCTAATACAGAACTTACACCAGGTTTAAAAGGAATTCCGTAAATTGTAGACGCTGGACTTCCACCTGGGGCCTGTTTCTGAACCAGCCACATGATGAGTACACCTAAGCCTACACCTATCATGAGACCTATAATACCTTTTGCTGAAGACATTTAAAGTATACATACATTTTAATATCATGCACATCAAATGGACTCGAGAATGTGGTCGATGTAAAGCTCCTCTGAAACCCCGAGTCGTGTGG